TACAGAGGTTAAGAATGTTCCGTATAAAATCCATTTTTCTACAACAACGCCCGTTGGGTCCAACATCTCGAGGTCAATATCTTTTTTGTAACCCGCAGCATAACCCATACGACCTGTTACTGATTCAGCATGTAAACGGAACCATTCCATTAAAGCTTGAGAAGCTGAAGGACCGATTGGGTCTCTAAAGTTTACCTTCATCTCATTCCATTCAAATCTACCTGCAACATATGTTGAAGTATTCAAAAAAGGAATTGCTACTGAGTTAATTTTAGCACTAGGTCTTTGAGAAGATGTTACATACCATTCGTTAATACCCAAAGTAGATGGGAATCTTACGATAAATCGGTTGACTCTTTTTGGTTCATATGGAGTCGGCATTTTCATTAATAAATCGGCCATGTTGTATTTGTTAAGTTTTTAAGTTATTTTTACTTTCTTATAAATATATCCAAAAGGAAAATAATTTTTTTATGGATTAATTATATAGAAAGCTTGATTTTGTCAATTATTTTTCGTAGTTTTTTACAGGCTCCAGTATTCTAGTACCAGTTTAAATACTTCTTTATTAACTATTATAAATACTAGTATATCTAGTTCCAGTATACTGGATAATGTATAATTTAATATATTTTATACAGTGTTCCACGTGGAGCATTAAAAAAGGGAGTCTCACGACCCCCTTTCTATTTTTATATCTCCTTTTATATTAGATATTTTCAAATGATGCTCCTGTTGGAGTAATAATGAATTCTAAATCAATAAATTCAAGAGAACGAGTTGGTTTGATATAAATCTTACCTCTCAATGTGTTAGCATCAATATCTTCTGGATCATTTGATACTGTTACACGGAACTCATATAAACCTCTTTCTTTCTTGATATTTTCCAAAATTGGGTTAACCAATCTTAAGAATTCGTTTCTTACCTGTTCGTCATTTTGTTCAAATAACAATCTTACAGAAACTGCAGAAATTAACTTTCTTGCTCTTAATAACAATCTTCTTACGTTGATTCTATCTAAAGCAGATTCTCTAACTTGTAACGTTTTGTTACCCCAAATGATTGTACCTGTATCAGAGAATGTTGCAATTGGGTTAATTCTGTTCTTATATAATTCATCTCTTTCATCTAAAGTTAATTTTTTAGACGCTTTGATTGCGTTTACTAAACCTCTTGAGAAACCCGCAACTGCGAACCAAGGGAAAGAAACGTTGTCAGTTAATGCAATGTTCTTTAATACTTCACCTGTTGGTGGAATATAAAGTTGAGTTGCATTATCTGTGTCTCTTACTTGAATCCAAGGCCAATATGTTGCCGAGTAGTTAGAATCAATAGATGCGTCATCTAAGATACCTATTACTTGGTCAGCGGCAGTTGTACCTGTGATATTTGGTGAATTCATGATATACAACGAATCTGCTCTATCATTTTCAACCATATCAATTGCTTGAGTAGTTAATGAAGAATGATCTTGGAAGTTAATACCTGGTGTTGCAAACACGTTAATATCAATAGCTTCAGGATTTGCAAATGTTTCAATACCTTGTAAATAAGAATAGTAATCTGAATTACCTAAGTCGTCATTAAAGACACCTCCATTAACTTCTTTACCACTTGTGTATGTACTTTTACCATAAATGTATCCATCACCATTTGTTCTTGTTTGTCTGTAAATATCCCAACCATCACGACCACCAAAAACCATAAATGTAAATTTACGATAATTGATTGATGTTAGTTTATTATCAACCCCAGATTGACCTTCCAAATCGTATGGTGTTGTCATAAACATTTTTTCTGTTGGAGTTGCACCTGATATATTAGATGCATTTAGTGATAAGTGGAAACCATATGTTTCATCAACTCCACCTGTACCTTTATATTTCAATAAGTCTCTATCAAATCCAACTTGTGAAGATACACCTAACATTACTTTTCTAACCTTATCTCCAGATTCTACTACTTCTGTACCGTCTGCTGCGTATTTTACAATATCACCAGCGTCGTGGTATTGTGTTTTATACATAATACCTCCGTATGTTGTACCTGTTAATGAACTAATTCTATTACAAGCAAAACCTTTAAAACCAGCGGGAAATGCATCAACAGGGTGATTTTCCACCATTGACAACATGATATATTTTGAACGTAATTCATATTCACCATCTGAAGTACCTACTTTTCTTGCGATGTAACCAGGTAAATCAGGATTCATTGAACATCTTGAGAACTTTTCAAGTACGATTTGATTATCGTCAGAATCGTTAAAATCACGTACTAATAAGTCAAATTCCGCAGTATCTAAATTAATATTTTGAACTGTAATTTTAACTTGGAAGTTAGCTGATTCACCATCAGAAATTGTAATAACTTGGAATAAATCAGATACATTACCTCCACGATATTCCGAAACGACCATTGGAGAAATTGTTGTATCCCATTGACCTAAGAAATTATCACCTTCGGTTGTTGTAACAAAATCCATAGATAAACCTCTAACTACTCCACTTTCAAATGAAGATTTTAATAAATTTGAATATATTTCGTGTACATATAATGGAAAATCTGAATAATTCTTATCAAATACATCAGTTCCAAATACTTTAGAAATATATTTTGTTGAACTTTGGTCAAATGTACATGTAAATGAAGTTCCACCTGTCACGGTTAAACCAGTAACATTGATTAAAAACTCACCTAATGGATTAACTCCCATATCATCAACATCTTGACTAATTTCAATTTGTGTGTTACCTGTAACTTCTAATGTTAATGTTTGACCAACATAACGACCTCTTGATCTTAATGCAGCGACAACAACACCATGTTGTTCGTAGTTATGTTCAGCATCATATTCAAATCTTGTTACATCCCATTTGGCGTTTGAACCATCAAATTCAAAAACATATGAATAAACCGCATCAACGGTAGTTTCATCACCTGGTGTTGACAAATGATAACAAGAGTTATACCACTCTTTACCGTTAGGATTATTTGAATTAAACTTACCAGTTAATGGAGAAACTAATTCATCACCACTTGGTTCTACTTCACCTTCAGGAAGTTGTCCAATAACGAACCACTCATTATCGTGAGTTGCACCAGTAGTGTATCCACTAAACTTAGAAACTAAATAATCTGTGATTGATGTACCCTCTACAGAAGTTATACCTGATAAATGACTATATAATGCTGTTATATCATCAATACCTCCGGCAGTTAAAGTAACGCCAGTATAATCACTTGTAGTTTGGAATTCTTGTAAAATTACACCTCCGATAGTTTTAATACCGAAAGTTTTGTTTGGTTTATATCCTGTCAATCCCAATACTCTTGTTACGAATAATTGGTTAGACTCTTGTAAATAAGACTTTGCAACGTAAGGTAATTCATACTTTGGGTTACCGTCACCGAATTTCATTGGTGAAGTTGGTCCGAAATATGTCTTAAACTCATCAAAATTACCTACTAAAATTGGTTCAAAAGCTGGACCTTTTAAAGTCTCACCTACTAAACCTAATGTGGTAACCCCAACGCTTTGTGCAACGAATGTTAAATCCTTCTCTGATGTATAGACACCTGGAGAAACGAATACTCTGTTTGAATTTGCCATCGATTAATGTTTGGTTAATATTTTTTTATTACTTATCTTATAAATATCTTTGTTTTTAGTAAAGATTTCCGTATTTTTCTTAAAAAGATAGTTATTTATCTTTTATTATCTTTATCATGGAAAACAAACAAAAAAACGTTAAGATAGGTGAAAAACACCACGAAATGCTAAAATCATATTGTGATAAGAATGGTTTAAAAATCTATAAAGTTTTAGAAAAACACATTGAAGATTTATGTAAACCAAAAAAGAAAGATATATATGGTGAATAAATTAGTGTAAGTATGTCACATTAATAACTGAACCGACGGATGGTAAACCCAATAACCTAATCTGTTTTGTGTTTTGAATAATGAAATTATCATTTTCATCTTGGACTAATCCATTAATATCTAAACTTACAAAACTATCAATGTCATAGTTTAAATTAACGAATTCGGTTGACTGTGGGTTTATAGTAAAAGATTCCTCAGTCAGATAAACAACCTTACCATAATTGTTTAGGAATGTAGTAACGTTGTCAACTCTACTGTCTTTTTTACCTCTATAATATTGAATTGTAATAACATCTCCTTGTTCAGGTGCACCCAAAGTTGTAATTCTTGATGTTCCCGATATGTGTAAATAATTTAAATCACGAATTAAAAGTTCACCATTAAGATATACATTAAACAATTTTGTTATAGGTTCCCCAACACCAAAAACGGTTTGAGTACCGTCGGCGATTATTGTTACTAATGTAAGGTCAATATTTGATGTGACTATTTTTTTAGTTACGGGTTTATTAGTTATAAATTCACTAACTAAAAAGGCTCTACTAATTGCTGGAGTAACTTCAAATTCTTCATCGTCAATTAACAATCCTAACATTGTAAATTTATAGGTTTGTAAATAAAATCTACGTCCATCCAATGTTTCCATTGGTGTATTGTCTTCAATACCATCTAAAATGATTGGTATGTAATGTCCTTTAACTGATGTATATGATTGTCTAGATGAAAACTTTTGTAATACGATTTTATTAAACTTATTAAGTTCTCTTAACTTGTTACAAACAAAAACAATTTCATATGACATATCAATTGCCACAGGTTGAGGCATTTTGTATATGTCCGCACCCATTTGGTTTCCGTCCCACGTTGGTACGGTTGCATAATGAAAAGTTTGTCTATCGGGAATTGTTCTTTGTGTTGACGGATTCGTACCAGGTTGAACTTCGGGTTTTC